CAAGAAAGCCCTCATCGAGTTCTCCGATTTCCTCTTGAATGATTTGTTTGAGTTGTGTTTTCGTAATCTTCATCCTTATTCTCCTCCTAGTTTGATGTTAATTCCGCTATCATTGAACAACATTGATAACACATAACTTGTTCCAGAACTCAACCATCCCAAAAGCAAGGCATTAACAAAATTATAGTCAAATGTAAATAGTTCTGTATATCCATTTATACAGAACAAAAATACACCAACCCAAAATCCCATGCACATAGGACAATGAAAGAAATGATATTTTGGTCTAATCTTATCGAAAATGGTCCCGTAAACTAATATTAATGTGAGACCATAAGATACGAGAATAAAGTATATTAAACTCATTACTCCCTGTAGCCGTAGGCAAAGTTTAACCCATATGGGCTTCTAATATACATGGGGCGCAGAACTCCTTTCCTTTCAGCTTGTCGGCTGGGGTCGAAATCAGTCGACTCCTCTTCGGAAGGCTCTGTGAAGCGATCTTCTTGCATTTGCTCAAACTTCTCTAAGTAATCGAAGTAGGGTCTTTCCGTTTCAACCCACCTGGCAATGCCCAAAAGAACAAACTTGGATGAACTTTTGTTTTCTGTCGGAACTATCTTTGCTTCCATAGAGCCGAAAACATTTCCTCCCTGTAGGCTGTCGCGAATAAGAACCCCCCTCTTGATTAAGAAGTCAAACATCTTATCTTGTGTATTATAAGTTTCTTCTGTTGAAGATTCCTTTGGAAAAGCCACCAGCTTCATCTTTTTAGGCATGATCACGACATCAATGTCTGGATGATCTCGAATTACTAAGTCACCATCTAGGGTTTTCCGAGCATTAAGTTCTAAAGTTATTTTCTTTTCATCCTTTTCTTGAGAATGTATCGTGATCTTAATACCCTCATTGGTTTCGGGCCCTATTTTAACATTAATGGCCATTAATTCTGAATCTCCCTAACCAAGTTCTGAATTTTTAATACCCTCTTTATCATCGCCTCGTTTATTGGTGTCCTTTTAAAGCCATCGATAAGTTCCAAAATCTCTTCAGTAGAGCGAACCATAGCCGGATCTTCCCTGACCTCTTCCATCTCCAAAGACGACCGAAGAGCCTCTTTTAACCTACCGACCTCTTCATTTAAATATATTGATAAGCTTATACTATTATCACAGAACGAAGTGATATAACAATTTAGCAGCTGTTTTTGTTCTTCCAATAAGTCCCCATATTGTGAATTGTATTTTTCAATAAAAGTCTTATAGGTCAGGTTGGTGATTGGCTTCATTCCTTCTCTATCTTCAACAGAAGATGTTAGCTTGTCAATAATTTTATTTTCCAAAAGGATTCTGTTTTTTACAGTTACATCATCATCAAATAACTGAGAAATCGTAGCTAAATCCTTATAATTTGGAACGAAGTTGGAATAAACAGATTTCGATAACATTTTATTGATCTTTGAAACAACAGAACTCTTCTCTTCATTTAGTTGCTTCCTGTTGAGTCGTTCATGTTCCATTTTCAAATAATTTACAAACTTCTCAGCATACTCGGGCTCCATACCTGTCGAGGAGACGACGTCCCTATAAAGTCGTAACTCCCTATAGAGGAGGGTGTTTTTGTTAAAATGCTCCTTCAATATTGATACAATAGAAACCCTTCTATTGTTGTCTTTACTGATAACGCTTTTAGTTAACTCCCTAACCAAAGCTTCATACAGAAATGCTGTATTACGCTTTTTGTTGTGTCTTTTCGCCATTGTTCATGTTCTCCAATTCCGTAATCAAATCTCTAACATCTTTATTAGATTCATTAAGGAGTTCTTCCTCACTATCATAATTAGAATCCCCACTCTCTTCTAACCCAATTAAAGACGGAGCTTTCCAAACATTCCTCTTTGTTGGGCGTGCAAACTCATCAGCCCACGAACCTAACGTCCTTCTGTGAGCAGCGCCGATCCATCTCTTATCACTCTTAACTGGATGATAAACCTTCCCATTTGAGCCGGGTGTCGTGTATCCATCATCGCGGTTGCCCGGGGCGGCCAAAAGAACATCCTCCTCACCACCGGCTTCCTCGGGAGCAGCACCCTCTTCGTCACCACCTAGATCCAGATCTTCGTCACCACCTAGATCCAGATCTTCGTCACCACCTAGGTCGCCGCCTAGGTCGCCCATTTCACCACCACCCAGGCCGGCGTCCATGCCTTCTTCTTCAGCGGCGGCAGCCTCAAGCGCAGCAGCAAATTTACGATCATAGAATTGTTCTCTCTGGCAACGTAAAAATTCTTCTTCGGACATGCTGAAAATATGTTCGGCAACCCAGCGCTTACTAAAATAACCCTCAGTTGCTGCTCCAGCTGTTTCGAATTTGGTTCTCCAGTGTTCCAATAGTTGCAGTTCTGCAAGTTGTGATGGGTTATTCAGCTTTAACTTAAAGGAAACCAGATCGCTTGTCCTATAACCCAAGGAATACAAATGAATGATCCCAATTTTTTCAAGCTCGGACACGACAGCCCTCTGTAATCTCTGAATTGTTCTTGCAAATCGAATATCTTTTTGCGCAAGAGTCGTCTTGTCTTCTTCTGCCCCGTCACCACGAAACAAGTATGATTGAGGAACTTTAAGTGCGGCAAACAATTTATCTTTCAGATATTTAACGTCATCAATGTCACCAGTATAAGTGCCACCGGGCAGAGACTGAACCTCTGATTTCACACCATTTCTTACCGGTATAAAATAATCCTCCTCAACAGAAAGAGGGTTATATCTCAAATCGACGCGGCCGGTGCTGGAATCGACTAGCTGGTTTCTCTTCATGGAAGAAATGGTCTTCTGCATAAATTGCTCAATATCTTGTGGAGGGATGTTGCCTGTATCAATATAGAATACGCGGCGTTCAGGCGACCGTACAATCCGATAAGCCATCATTGCATCTTCTAAAAGAGTTAATTGCCTAAAAATTCGGCGGGCTGGCTCCAAGGCCGATGTTCCATATGGAGCATATTTATCATTACCCAATATACGAAAGTGAGCAACCTGCCAACTTTCAAAAGTCATGCCGGCAGAATTCCACTGGTACTGGACATAATTTGGATTTGTCGGATCCTCTCCCTCTATTCTTTCTACTTGATCATACGGAAGAGCAATGACGTTTTTAACCCCGTACTCTTCCTGAATGTCGACATAAAGGAACATGTCACCATATTTACACATGGTGCGACACCAACCAAAAAGGTTAAATTCAACATTCATTATGTTGTGATAGAGAGTATTCAAAACTGCCCTAATCTCTTCGTTGGGGCAATCAATTTTCAACAAAGGCTGTAAGTCTGACGAAGTCGTCATTTCATCTGCATAAATATCTAATGCAGAAGCAATGATTGGTTCATATTCCATTTGATCAAAATCAGCATATCGCTCTACGCGATTCTGAGTTGCGATCATATTTGTTTGTAAGTTTTCAAACGGGTTGTGAGATGTCCTCTTGAAACCCTGACCACTTAACGACTTGAATGTGTTCGCAAATTTATCTAATTGGTGGCGCCGATACTTTCGTATCGTCTGCGCACGATAATCAATGATCGGACCAGAAAAAAGCCTAGTTAGCTTCTTAAATAACTTTGAATCTGGGTTTTTGGGATTGTTCGTAATGGCCATTTTTTATCCTTTGTATATCCATGAATATTGTTCCAATTCTTTCCTATTTTCTCTATTACTATGTGGCACATAACCCTTCATTCCAGAAATGGCCGTATTCATAACACAATCAACTTTTTTCATCGAATTTAAAATCACTTTTGTATATTCTATCTCTCTTTTATTAACAACCAATGCTGTGTCTCTAACCCAGCAAGCAATGGCAAAAGCCATTGTCAAATCATCATTGTACCCCCTCATCGCTTCTGGCTTATTACCAGTCCAAACAAAAGTCTTTATTTCATTGAGAAGGCGAGAAGAGTATATCTTAATTATCTTGTTTCTAATAAATTCTTCCATTTTTGCGATAATCATTGGGCGGGTTTTTGAAGATGTTGTGAAGCCCGGAACACAATCCCTCCTGCCTTCTGCTGCATATTGTTCGATATACTCATGAGTCGACTTAACTGAATGATAAACATTGGGATATTCAAGTTCCTTCATTTTTTCTGCGACTGTGAAGCCAATATTATTATTCTCAACAACTATCATACACGTGCCATAGTCTCGGCCGACGCTGCAAAGATATTCAGCATAAATATCCGGTGTAGGTTTCCCTTGATATTCTGCAACAACTTCCATTGTGTTAAGGTTTATAATATGAAACACTGAATAGTCTTTTCCATCGCCTCTGGCAACATCTGCAGACATAAGATATATACAAGAGGGGTCATGTTCTTTCCAAATCCAAAAGTTTCTGTCAATCCCTGTCTTATATTTGGGCTCGCGCACTTCTTCTTCTATTCTCTTTATATCATCGGGATGAACAACCGTCTCACCTGAAGCATTGAAATTGCACTGATATTCCTGTGCAATCTGGCGAATGGACATGTTCTTCGTCTCTTCATCAAACCACTTCTGATCACGATCGGGATGTTCGTCCCACATAATCCTAGTAGAATGAAAGTTGTTCAA